TCTTGATCTGGATTCATTCCATTCCTTAATTCAAATCTAAAGAACGGAGTATCATTAAGAGGCAACAGAGCAGAAAGAATTCTACTTGCCATAGAAGTAACACCTCTTGATGCTACGGAAGAATACGGAGTATTCAAGGACATCTCTTCAGTCCAGCCTTCAGGAGGGAGGAGAGATGGGACTGTGAGTGTAGCACAATACCTAGCTCTTTCCATCTTAGAATGTCTAAGGCTATCTAGAGTTTTAAATCTTTCTCTTATGGTAGTTTCAGCCATTGACATATATTAATCCTCCTTATTCAGGGTACTGTTCACCCTGAAGGCCTTGCTGGAGTGCTGTCATCCAGTCAATTGTAATACCTTCTTCGGTATCCACATCTTGCTCTTGGTAAATAGATTCTGCTTCTTCGGCTACATCTTCCGTATCCTCTCGAAGCAAACGCTCTGCTTCCATTTCAGATCGCTTGGTAGCTTCACGCATCTTCTCTTCATGCGCTAATCGAAGTTGTTCCATCTGCATCATACTATCCATTCGAGCTGATTCCATTGCTCGGAACCTACGCTCTTGATCCTCTGTCTGCTGTTGAAACAAAAGCATCATCTCTGCTGTGTTATCCTTTGGTGGGGTATACCCCCCTGATGAGCCAGCCATAATTAATTCCCCCTATAAAGGTCGATCAGAACTACCACTAGCCCTGAATCCAGATACTGTTCCGCCCCCGCCATAAGACGCTCGTCTACTGTAACTACGGGAAATCATACTCCGAGGATCAGCAACAGATCCTGCGGCTCCTTCAGAGGCAGCAGTAGTTGGAGTAGACCCCTTACTATTAGACTGCAACCTTGCCACTCTAGCTTCTCTAGACAATGCTTCTTTACGTGCAGCAGCAGCTCTTTCTCTTTCTGCTTCTAACTGCATCTGGAGCTGTTCAAGATATTGATCTTGCTCAGCTTGTTGAGCAGCTTCAAAACTAGCAAAGTCTGCTTCTCTTTGCTCATCCCTAAGACTAACATAAGCAGTACCCTTACGACTACCGTAGGCTCCTCCAGCTCCAGCATAAGAACCAGTATAGGGAGCATCTCGATCTTTCTTAAGAGTATTCATATAGTCTTCAAAGATCTCTCTCTTCTGATTCTTATCCATAGAGTCCCAAGATTCTTGGTATTTTTCCCCATGTTTGTACGCCCCTTGTCTTTGATAAGGAGTTAAAGAATCATAGCCAGAAGAGTACTTATTGTTTCTCATAAGATAACCATACTTCTTAAAGTCTTCCTTGTATGCTTGAAAGTCAGGGTCGTTGTTAAACGAGTAGTGCTCGTAGCCAGAGTTATTAAGGGCCATCTTCATAACATTTGTCATTGTCCCAAACCCACTTGTAAGTTCCTTAATCTTTCGATCTTCAATAGATCTGTTCTGTTTATAATTAGTCATGTAAACATCGAACGCATCATAGTCTTCTTGAGTAGCCTTAAAAGCCCCACCTCTAGCCATACCAGCCATAGGCTTTTCAGCTCCCGAATAACCATAGTAACTGCCCTTACGAGCATACGTCCTACGAGGGTCACCACCACCACCACCGAGTCCTAAGAGACCCCCTAAAAAGAACTCAGGCATCCCTGTTTCAGGGTTGACTGAGTTCTCTTCATTTCCTACTGTGTATTGCCCCATTGACAACCCATTCTCTGCAAAGAATTCATCTAAGAGAGACATAAGTTCTTCATCTTGGATATCCACAGGGATTACTATTTCGCCGGGGGTAAGATGGCCGACAATCTGATCGCCGTTTCTGCCTTCCTCTGCAAGTTCTTCTCCCATAGGTTCCATGGGAGCTTCCCCTTCTGGTGGTGGCATCATATCCATAGGTGGCATTCCACCACCCATCATAGGATCCATTGGCATTCCTCCGGGGGGAGGCGCTCCTCCACCCATCATTGGATCCATTGGCATTCCTTCAGGCATCATCATATCGGCCATGGTCTTACCCCTTAATCTGGCTTTCATTAATTAATCTTAGTTTACTAACAACCTCACGTTGTCCATCTCTCTTAGCAGCTTCTCTGGTAAACTGTTCACTTGTCATTTCCCCCTGATACTCCATCAGAGGATACAGACTTTCCAGTCTTTTTACTAGCTCCTCGTCTACTCTGGGCCAATTCTGCATAGAGATTCTCCAGTCTTTCTATTCGATCATTGAGCTCACTAAACATTTGTAATGTCTCAGTCTTACTAATCTCAGAACCAAGCTGAGCCTTAACTCTCATCATTTCCATTCTATTCATTGGATTCCTCCGTTAAATCTATCAGCTCACACGATCCCCCACTGCACGCAAGCGTGGCAGAAGATACTGTATGATCTGTCTTTTCATATTCCTGAAGCTCAGCCCAATCAATAAACTCAGGCATCTTCATTCGTAGTTGGTTGTAACCCATAGCATCCATCTTTTCAAAGGGTGCTTGATCATAACAATGATCTTGCTTAGGCAGGAAAGAGATACCTGAAATGATATCCCAATTATCCCAGACCCACTGACCCATCTCCATAAAGTTGTCATCTGTATAGGTGACAGTCACGGACGGCTTGTGTTCACACCAGTGAAGTTGGTATTCCTTCCACAGCTCAAGGTGATCCATTGCATTGTGATCATCCTGAGTGATGGTCCCCTTAGGAGCCTTCATTGGGAAGGAAAATACCATAGTATTCTGAGGTCTCATAACACAAGGCTCATGAGGGATACCTTGGTTAATCATAAACTCACACATAGGATCCTTAATATCCACACGGACACGCCTAATGTAGAACTCAGAGAAGCGAGGGTGAATACCTGAGGATGTGTTAGCAACACACGAGGTAGTACCACTAGGCTTACAACAAGTAATAGACTTACTTGGATTGATGCCTAACTTCTTAGACCACTCAAGGTTAGTTTCCTTAGCGATCTGCTTAAGATCCTTAAGGGTAAACCTAAGGAGACCTAAGCCATCTTGTCCTGACATAAGCTTGTTATCATAGATACCAGTAAACGATACTCCAAGGAGACGTTCCTCCTCACAGTTATCCTTCCAGTTACTACCAAGGTAGGTGAAGTTAGTAAACTTCGATTGAATAGTACCAAGGATGGTAGCCATTCGTACCTTAGCAGCAATGTCAGCATAGGTATCCTCAGGCTTAAGCACAACTTCTGTAAGGTTACAGAACTGCTGAGGCCTTAAGATAATCTCACTACAAGGATTTGTACCGAAGTTAATCCCTTCGGTTTTCCGGCCCGCTTTGGCAGCAAGGGTAGCCATAGCTTCTCGGTTACAGATACCTCGTTCGCCTGAATGAGAATCATACAGACTGGACCACTCTTGCATGAAAGTGCTAAGAGTAGGGCGTGAGTCATAAACAGCGGAGTTGTTCGCAAGGCTCCGATGTCCTGAGGTTTCCCACCAAGGACCTGACTTAGCCATAGCCATCTCCCGGTCATACAGATCCGAAAGGCTAATGAGGGCTGACCTACGGACAGCACCAGCAATGACAACCTCGCCTGTCAGGCAGACGATATCATGTACTTCAAGGGATGTCAGTCTTCTACCACTAGCTTTCGTAAATGTATTCACTATGAAACGGAAGAGCCTTTCTAATGGAGCCGGTCCCGACGAGCGGCCTCCGAAAGTCTTAAGTCTTGCGCCAGCGGGCCGGATGCGCGAAGTATCCCATGTCGGGTGGACACCATCATACAGCGATTCCAAGAGCTGACGGTAGGCATTAGCCCACCCTACTCTAGAATCATCGACCACAATGTACTTGTCTTCCACTCGTGTAATCTTCTCGGGAATCACAGGAAGCTTCTCCACTTCCTTTTGTTCACAAGAGAACCCCACCCCAGTACCACAGCACAGGATGTACAAGACATCACTAAAGGCTGAGATCCTATCAATAGGGAGGTACGAACAGTTGTAAGTACAAACATCATCTACATCAGCAGCAGGACCTGCGGTCATCAAAGCTCTCATACTGGGGAAAACCTTGAGTTCCTTGACGGCAGCATTAAGCGTAACCATCTCCTTATCTTCTTTGTTTAATTCTGGAAAGCGGGTAGAGAGGTAATCAAAGTACCTATCAATACATTCATCCCACGTTTCGCGTCGGCCCTCATCATCAAGCCAGCGGCAATAGCGACTGGTCACGATAAATTGCTGAAAGTTATCCATAATATCTCCTTGATCTTCTAGTTAACCCAATTATAAATACTGGGAAAAGTCATATAGGTTAAAGGTTTTAGTTTCTAAATCATACTCACCCTCATGTAGGATGCGGATGCAACGTGCCATAGCAAGAGCAAAGTCTTCTGCTTCCATGTCCACTTCCTTACTCTCGGGGCGAGTCTCTTCACGATACCGCTCAATGATTGCGGGTTCCCATTCTTCTGGTTCAAGAGAGTCTAAGAACTTCTTAGCCTTCTTAGGCCCTACTCTCCACAGTCCGGGGAGTCCATCGATTCGATCTCCTGTCATCCATTGGATGCAGAAAAACTCATGGGCTTCTTCCTCGGTAATAAGATTAGGAATCTTTTGTTTGTCTGGATTCCAATGCCAGCCCGGTACACCACACAGATCCTTGTCTACAGTCACAGCAATTGCGTCTCCAGACGAGGCAGCTATACCTAAAAGATCATCTGCTTCCAGTCGATCCTCCCATATGGGGGTACAGCAGTCAATTAGAACTTCCTTAGCAATGTCTAAACATTCAGGTCGTGCTACTGAATCTCTGTTAGCTTTATATAAAGGCCAACAATCCCTTCGGTAGTTGTTACTCCTCGTATCAGAGAAAGCGACAACTACTTCGGGATCAGTCCAACTCTTGATAGTAGGAGGGGTCCACTTACGAATGTCATCTCGCAGTCTATCCTCTAGACAATCAATACCTTCAGAGTCAGCCCAGAAAGCTGCTCTGTAGATAAGGATGTCTCCATCCAGCATAACTTTATTTGGTATCTTCATCTTCATCCTCCTCTAACGCTTCGATTAAAAGCCTGAGGAAGTCATCCATTACTTCATACTTAGCTGCGGGTTCCCCACTTCTTCTTGCGGTACAGATAGCGCAGCTACAATCCTCATCTGTACCTAAGTTAGGGTTTTCAATACCACACCACACACCAATCCATGGTTCTACAGAATCTAAGAACTCTTCTTGATTCCCTTCGTTTACAATTAAGTATTGAAAGATCTCTTCGTAATCCTTTTCTTCTGCTTCTACATTATTAGCTAGTGTTTCCGACTCATGGTTACGCCATTCAGCATCAGAGTCAATTAAGGTTCTAGTTCCAGAAGAGATAAAGATCTGAGTAGCTCCACACTCACGGCCAAAGGCTACCTCATTCATAAAGCGGACATCATCTATAATAATGACACGCTCCCAATGAGGGTGGTCTTGTTCCAATGCTTCTACTTCTTGCACACGTTGTGCATTTATCTTATTTCGAAGAACCCCAACCCAATAGTCTGGATCCTCTTTTCTCTTTTCTACTCCATACTTTTGACAAAACTCTCGGTATTCTTTTGGATGTTCTTCTTTTGTAAGCCCCTGTTCAAGGGCAGCATCCTTGATGCCATCCGCAAGGGAGAGAAGGACAGGGAGCTGCCCCATATTAAAACTATACTCAGCAATCTTTTGTGCTAAGTAAGTCTTCCCAACTCTTGCCTTGCCGCTCAACATAATTATCTGCATTTTTGAGCTCCTTTAATAAATCATCTGGACGCATATGAGTCTTAATGTTAAACCCCATAGACTGGAGTAACTTACAACTAAACATAGAACAGCTTTGCGGTTTCCAAGGCGGGTAAATAAACCGGGTCACAAAATACCATAGGAGTATTTTCCATGGGCGAATGATGTAACTTTTCTTAAGGTCTAATACCTTACGTTGTTGCTTAGCTGTTGACCCTATGTAGTAAATACTTTGAGGTGGTTTTAATCTTAGGTAAGCCTTTCCGTCTGCTGCTTTCATGGGCTTATCAACCCTAGTCAAGTAGTAAACAGGTGAACTTCCCTGCGGTGAAACCATTATACCACAGTGATTGGTGGGTGTCTTGGTTAATCTTGTAATTAACCTAGAATACCAATCATCTTCCAAAGTATGAAAGACTACATACACATCTAATAAAATCATTGATAGTACACACTCATACCTAAAGCGGTAGCAAGTGCATGCTCCATTCGTGCGCCTTCACTCTTGGCCCAGCCTGTAAGCATATACATACAGTCACAGTCAAAGATAAGATCTACATCTCTCTTCAAGGCACTCTTAAGCTCAAGCTTTGTCATATCGTTAGCTGGATCCACACCCTCTTCCCGATCTACCCGTGCTGGGTTGACAGGTTTCCAAATGTTTTTCTTATCTAACTCTTCTTCTGCTCTATCAAACTCATCGTGATTGTTATTTACGTACCCTCTCATAGGGCCAGCAATATAAATAGTAAGTTTCATATTTCCTCCTAGTGACAATCCCACCAATTAATTCCAATCTTGTACTCACCATCCAACGGCATCTGACAACCTAGCCTAACACCGGCTTCCCTAATAGAATCAACACCAAGCTGACCGATCTTCTCAGCAATCTCGGGTTCACATTCTAGTTGCCATTCGTCGTGAACAGTAGCCATAAAGAAAGCCCTACCATTGTACTCCTTGTTGATCTTATTTGCAAGGAGACATTGGGCAGCTTTCATAACAATAGCACCATCACCTTGTAGCTGTACGTTAAGTGCAGCATGTTCGCTACGGCAGGGAGCTTCCCTTCCATCGAGTAAGGTAATAGTATTCTTCTTATTACTCTGAAACTTACAAGCTTCGATAAGTTTCTTAAGAGCTGGCAAGTTGTTTAGGAACTTTTCCTTAAGTGCCTTACCAGCAGCAGCATTCTTTCCAATGATCTTACCTATCTTTGCATCACCTGCACCATAGATAAAACCATAGAAGAATGTCTTTACGTTGTCGCGTTCAGTGATTCCAGTAGCATCCATGTTTGTCTGATGTATGTCACCTTCCAACACAACTTTACTATAGGCTCCGTTGTCCCAACGGTGCATGCGACTAGCCAGCATCCTAGCCTCCAGACCAGAGGCGTCAATGCCTACCTGCTTCCAACCCTTGCGAGGTACAAACAAGCTGCGTACTCTAC